CCGATGTTATACTTTTGTTCTAGAATCCAGTCTCCTTTATCTTTATAAGAAAGCACCTTAATTTGATTCAATGGTGCAATATCTGCTACTGAACCCTCTTGAACAATAGTAATCAATCCCCAGTCTGCTAAAAGACGAGCGATACGATTTCTACGTTGAACATCGTTAATAGTAAGGTTAGCATGTTTTCCATCAAGTGCAAACAGCTCCTTGAAGTGCACAATAAAATACTTACCTTGCTTATGTAATATATGGCAACTTTGATATAACTTCTTTTCCTTTCTGGATGCTACTCCAATTCTTGTGAGTGTTTCTCTAACCTTTAAAAAATCATCTGGTTCATTTAAAACCACCTCTAGCATCTGATCTTGAGACCAATCTACAGTAGGTTCAACCGTCATAGTCATTTCGTTCCTCCAATGTCAAGTCGTTGTTTAATAAAATTAATTTGTTCAGGTGTTAATATTTTCAAAGCTTGGAATGCTTTTTCGTTACTATAACCATAGTATTGTTTGACGATTTCAAGATCCGTGACTTTATCCTTACGGAGCCAGGGAGAAAATCTTCTCTTTTTCCTAAGTGTATTTAGATAAAATGAATATTGGAGGTCTTTGTCTAAGTTAGGAAACTTATTCATCTCGTTGGCAAACATAATACAATCAAGTGGCCAGAGAGACAACGATTGACTATGTATGGAGGATATTTACTGATGGCATCAGGGTCTTCTTCTATCAGGTTCTGTTTTGTAAAGTTGATAGAGTTTAACCAATCTTTGAGTTCAGTCATACCATATACCTCCTCCAAGGATCATGACATGGAGTTTGGCACAATGTTTCATTCCAAGGGTTAAGTAGTATTGAGATTCTTTCACCAGTAAATTCTTCAACATTATGATAAACATCAGGGCCAAAAAATACCATTCGATTTGTCTTTGGTAAAACAATAGTTCCGTTCTCAAAACAAAGTCTACCATCTTTTACATTATCCGCAACATAAGGATAATAACATGTAGTGCATATTGGATACTTTAATTCACCTGTGGTCATCTCTAGTCTATCATCATGATCACGATGCCAATCACGAGGTCTGGTGCTCATCCTAATCCAAGTTTCATATCCTATCGCAGATGATAGATCAAAATAATTTTTTGCAATATCTAATAAACGCATTAGATATTTTCTACCTCTATGTTCTTCTTTCCAATCAAACCAAAAGACATCAAGATCATCAATTCTTTTCTTCCAATCACCATTCAGTTCTCTAATCAGTTTTAAAAATTCACCGTGCTCATCCTTTGGAAAAACTTCATCCAATACATAAACATCAAATTCTTTATTACGAGGATTTTCTAGCATTAATTTTCATCAAAATAATTTGCACAAGAGCAAACGAGATTACGATCTCCATAAACATTATCAATTCTTGATACAGCAGGCCAGAACTTATTAGTTTGATTTACAGGATATGCTGCTTGTTCTCTTGTATAATTATACACCCATTCTGAAGAACATACAACCTTTGCAGTATGTGGTGCATTCTTTAGTATATCTTTATTAGTGAATATTTCTCTACTTATCATCTCCATTGCATCTACAAATCTTTTAAGTTCATCTAATGATTCACTTTCAGTTGGTTCAACCATCATAGTGTTTAATACAGGCCATGATAACGTAGGTGCATGGAATCCATAATCCATCAATCTCTTTGCAACATCCTCTGCTGTAACAGGTAATGTTCTACAATCAAATATACATTCGTGTGCGATTCTGTCATTAGCACCTTTGTATAACACTTTGAAGTATGGGTCTATTTTATGTGCCAACCAGTTAGCAGTTAATAAAGATACCTCTGTTGCTTTCTGCAATCCATCACGACCCATCATACGAATATACATCCAACTGATTGGTAATATACTAGCACTACCATACTCTGCTGATGATACTCTGTGAGTAACAAAAGGTGTTAAGTGTTTTGCGACACCAATTGGCCCCACACCTGGCCCACCTCCACCGTGAGGAATACAGAATGTTTTATGTAAATTAAGATGACATACATCAGCACCATAATCACAAGGTTTAGCAACACATACTTGTGCGTTTAAGTTTGCACCATCAAGATATACCTGACCACCATTGTCATGAACAATTCTACAATATCTTTGATTGTAGATTCAAATACACCATGAGTTGATGGGTATGCGATCATAATACAAGAGAGTTCAAATGTATTCATGATTGCTTTCTTTTCTAAATCTTTCAAATCAATATTCCCATCTTCGTCACAATTTACAGGAACTATCTTCATACCTGCCATAACAGCTGATGCAGGATTTGTTCCATGTGCACTTGTAGGTATTAAACATACATTTCTCTTATCATCACCCTGACTTCTATGATATTCTTGTATTGCAAGAAGACCTGCATACTCACCTTGTGATCCTGCATTTGGTTGAAGTGATATAGAATCAAATCCTGTAATCTCACATAACCATCCTTTTAGTTCATTAATAATAATATCATATCCTTCGGTCTGACTTCTGGGTGCAAACGGATGCATATTTGCAAACTCAGGCCATGACACTGGCATCAGTTCTGCTGCTGCATTTAATTTCATTGTGCAACTACCAAGTGGTATCATACCATTTACTAATGAGAAATCTTTCTGAACTAATTCATTGATATATCTCATCATATTAGTTTCACTATGATACTTCGTAAATACATCTTGTTGCAACCAAGGTTTAGTTCTCTCTGGTATGCTCAACCATTTATAATTTCCTACAGATTCAACTACATGTTGAATAGTATCCCACTTATTAACTAGATCTTGTTGTGACCATATAATTTCTTTTACTTCTTGTAATGTGGTAAGTTCATCTAATGTTATCAATGTATATCCATCTTCATATCTAACATTATATCCTTCTAGTGCAAGAAAACTTTTAAATCTTACAGTATCAAATCCTTCTGTTTTATCAACCTCAATTCCTAACCATGTCAATGCCGTCATCAACACTTCTCTGTAGAGTAATATTCTCTTTGCAATTTTTCTAAGACCCTCTGCTCCATGATATGCAGCATAGAAACCAGACATATTTGCAAGTAATGCTTGTGCTGTGCATATATTACTTGTTGCTTTATCTCTACGAATATGTTGTTCTCTTGTTTGTAGTGCTAATCTTAATGCTGGATTACCTTGACTATCTTTTGATTGTCCTACAATACGACCAGGTATCTTTCTCTTATACTTATCTGTAATTGCAAAGAATGCTGCATGAGGACCACCAAATCCCATTGGAACTCCGAACCTTTGCATACTACCAACTGCGATATCAAAACCCATATCTCCTACAGGTTTCATCAATACTTGACACATAGGATCTACAACTGCAATCTTCATACACTTATATACATCTGCCACTCGTATTATCGTATCAGGATTTCTTAATTTACCTTTTTTATTTGGTAATTGTATTAGAATACCAAATGCATTTTCAAAATCTATTAATGGTATTTTATTATCTAAATCATGTTGAATTATTTCTATTCCTAATGGTTCTGCTCTGGTTTCTAATACTGCTAATGTTTGTGGAAATACTTCACTATCAACAATAAAAATATTTTTATTTCTAGAATTATTATGTGCGAGAATCATCGCCTCTGCTGCTGCAGTTCCTTCATCTAACAATGATGCATTTGCAACTGGGAGTCCAGTGAGTTCCGTAATCAGTGTTTGATAATTAAATAATGCTTCTAATCTACCCTGTGATATCTCTGCCTGATAAGGAGTATAAGAAGTATACCAAGCAGGATTCTCAAATACATTTCTTTGTATTACTGGTGGTGTAATCGTCCCATAATATCCTTGTCCAATCAAACTTCTTTTGACAATATTATGTGATGCAATTTCTTTTAATTCTGTGAGTGCTTGTTGTTCACTACAACCTTCTGGTAATTTACTATCACCACGAAGTAAGATTGAATCAGGAACGATTTCTCTT